CCCCAGTCTGTTACTATCAATGCGGTGCCTATCAGCATGCCCCGTACTTCGTCCGGGGATGGCAGTGGAAAATTTACTGCCGCTGACGGTTTGACTTCGCAGAGCGTTAGCCATCAATATGGCAAGCGCTCCCGTCGAGTCTTTCGCATTGACGTTAAGAAGTCCGTTGCTGACCCTTACGTCCCTGCACAGAACACGCTCGCAACTTTTGCGGCGTATCTTGTGCTGGACTGCCCGACTTTCGGGTACACGGTCACGGAACAGAAGCAGGTTGTGGATGGCCTATTGGCCAGCCTTTCCGCTTCTTCGGGAGCCAAGATCACCCAGCTTCTGGGTGGCGAGGCGTAAGCCTCTTTGCCAGCAATGGCAAACTTGACCCTAGACGTCACTGATCGAGTTGTAACTGTTGTTGCACTCGTTCTATCCTACATGTCAGGGAGGTTACATGCAAATGTGCCCCCAAAACATCGTAGGCAGCTGAAGAAGAATACCAAACACGTTAACAAATAAGCGTGTAAGCCTGTGAAGGCTGTTGGAGTTATCTTCAGGCTCTCCTCCACAATTTCGTGGAGGGGAGCTCGTCTAGACTTCTTTAACCAGACTGAGATACATGTGGCAGAGCTAAGGAATCTACCAACCCTTATAGAAGGGGGATAGATGAAAAGCCCTACATATCTCTGGCGTGAGCTATCGATTGAACTCGGTAGCTGGTGTGGCGTTAGCACCATCCGCGACTCGAAGAGAGTCGCGGATCGCGTTGAAAGTGAAGGGTTGTCGTTCTTAACGATTACCCTGCCTGCTTTTGGGAAGGACTTTGAGAAAAGTCTGGACCAATTGCAGGTTGCTCCCAATGCCTTTGCGGGATTTTCCCGCCGGCAAGGTCTCCCCCTATTTCTAGGAGGTTTCCTGGAGCTTATTTTCAATCGCGTTGATGGTGTGTTGCTGGACGAACCTAGCATAGATGCTATCTTTGCTGTTAGGCAACTTTGTTGCCTATTTAGCAAAGTTGAGCTTCCTGTGTCTGATAGACGCAAGGCTCAAGCTATGCGACAGTATGTCCAGTGTGAACTGGATGTTCAATTAGCTGACGAGAGGATCAGTAATGATCTCCTTATATCCTTTCAAAGGATGTCAACTACACTTTGGGCACGGGCCGCTTCCGTCGTTGACGAAAACGTCTTCTATGGACGGCTTGTACCAAAGCATGGTCCTGGGTCCACTGCAGATCGGCTTCTGGGAAACCAGAAGTACCGAATGCATACTTGGACTCAGAGGCTTGAAGAATGTTTCCCTAGCGGGGAATATCTCCTTGCCAATTGGAGGCATCACAGCCTCCTTGATCATGTTGAACTCCAGGATCCCGGCGCAGAGCAACCTGTAAAGGTGATCTCTGTACCTAAAACGATGAAGACACCCAGAATAATCGCTATGGAACCCGCGCATATGCAATATATGCAACAGGCCATAATGGAATCTCTGGTAACTGAGCTGGAACGGCGACGTCTTAACGACCTCTCGCCCAACTGGATCAGTCAGATGATTGGATTCGAACACCAAGAGCCTAACAGACTCATGGCTCGGAAGGCCTCCAGTGATGGAAGCTTGGCAACACTAGATCTTAGTGAAGCCTCCGATCGTGTCTCCTTTCTGCATGTAAAGAACTTGCTGCACCGCTTTCCTCATTTAGCAGAGGCAGTGGATGCAACTCGTTCTCGAACGGCAGACGTAGATGGTCATGGGGTTATTCCCCTAGCCAAATACGCTTCTATGGGATCAGGTCTCTGCTTCCCAATAGAGGCTATGGTTTTCTTAACCATAGTTTTTGTTGCAATAGAAAGAGACCTCAACCGCCAAATCCGCTGGAGTGACTTACGT